CCGGCGACAGTCACGACGGAGACGTCGAGCTTCGTGTCGTCCATGTTCGTTTCCTGCACTGCGGAGCCTTCGGTCTGCACTGCTACCGCGGAGCCGGTCGTCACCTTCGAGATCGAGAGGGTGAGGCCTGCACCGGGGAGAACGTGCTTACGCGATGCGTCCATGAATGGGCGACCGGCGCGAGCGAATGGTGCTGCAAGGTCGGTGAGGAACTGAGGAACGACGAGTCCGGCGAACTGGGCGGTGCCGACGTCGCGCTTCTCGATGCGCTCTTCTTGCTGGTGGCGGGCGATGCGCTCGCGGGCGTCGAAGTCGCCGAGCACTTGAGCGGCGAAGGCGTCACGCACGAACGAGAAGTCACCTTCTGGGCGGTAGGTGCGCTCTTCGCGGGTCACCCGGGCGGGTGCTGCTGCGCGGGTTTCCGACTTGGAGCCGTCGACCTTGCGGGCAAGTTCGGCTGCTGCGGCCTTGCGGGTTTCGATGTCTGTCACTTGGGCGATGCGCTCGTCGAGCTTCTCGATCTCTTTGGCGAGGGCGGCGACGTTCGAGGTTTCGACTTCTGAGATGTCGCGGTTCTCTTCCGCTGCGCGGTTCAGAGTTGCGTCGATGAGGTCGGCCTTCTGCGAGCGCTGCTCGTGGAGGCGGCTGAGGAATGAGTTCACGGTTGGAGTCCTTTTGTGGGAATAGTTGCTGATGTTGCTCTCCGGGTGCTCGCTGCTCACCGTGGCGGGTGTCCCTTGCGGGAGGTGCGCTCTTCGTGGCCGAGGGTGCGGTTGAGTAGAGACTAGCGGACGTCTGTCGGGTTCGTCAACGTGCGGAACTCTCGGAGGATGGCGTTCGCCCACGCCTTACCGGGGTCGCCGCCCCATAGCGCCCACGCGATCCGACCGGCTGACGGATAGCCGGGTTCGCCGGGACGGAAGCCTTCGCCCTCTTTGTCGATCTCGTGACGTGCGAAGTAGGAAGCCATTCGTCCGACGGTCGTCCTTGAGAGGTTCCTTCGGTTGATGATGTCTCGAGCTCGGGCGACTCCGACTTCGGTTCCTCCGCGTCCGTATGTTTGGCGCCAGTCGAGGCCGCGTCGAGCTTCGGCGATCATGCCATCGTTCGGAGCGTAACCTTCCTGCCGTTCTTCGGTGCCGCGTTCTGCTTCGGCGATGTTGAGGGCGGCGAGTTGTGCGAGTGCTTCGCGTCGAGTGCGATGGCATCCTTCGACGGAGCCGTCGTCATCTTTGACGACTGCATAGCCGGAGGCGCACTGACTGTTATTCGTCTCGATGTGCCACGGCATAGGCGACTAGTCGAGGTCGGGAGTGAGAACTCGGAGCGTCTCCGTGACGCCATCGGCGCACACTGCGTAGATCGTTTCGTTTGTGGGAAGGAAGACGGTATGCGGCGAGGCGTGTTTTTCGTAGGGTACGCCGAGTGATGAGGTGACGTCTGAGCCGCCGACGTAGACGGTCGAGTTTCCGACGATTTGTAGGTAGACGTCGCGCGGTTTGTCGTCGGCTGCGACGACGATCTGCCGGGTGCTCGTGATCGAGTAGCTCTTCGAGATCACTTGCGAACCTTTGCGACGATCGCTTCGATGGATGCGAGGTTAGGTTTTTCGATCTCTTGGCGGACTGCGACGATGTTCGCGGCGTCTCCGTAGGCGCCGAATGTGACGAGGGAGACTTCGGCGAGGTGAGCCTTGATCCGGTTCACTACTCCGTTGCGTTTCTCATCTTTGAGCGGTTGGAATCCGACGGAGAGGTTCGTGAGCACTCCGTCCCGGATGAGCTCGAGCGCTTCGTCTCCGGCTTCGGTCTTTGAGATTCGGAACTCTCCATAGAGTCCGCCGTCTCGTTCTTCGAGCATGACTGCTCGTCCGATCGGTGCGTCGGTCTTGTGTTGGAAGAGAAGTTTGACGCGGTTCGCGGCGCGGGTGACGTCACGGAAGACGCCTTTTCGGAAGACTTCTACGAGGCCTGCCGAGATGCGTTGCTCGACGTCGTAGGGGACTGCGATTCCGACGACGGTTCTTCCGTCGCCTTCGGCTCGTAGTTCGAGTGAGGCGTCGTAGTTTCTAGTCTCCATCGTTCTCAGATTCTAGTCCTTCGTCTTCTTCGAGTGGAGTTGAGACGATCTCGGCTGGCACCGGGTCGGGGTCTATGCTCTCTTCTTCGGCGAGCGGTTCCCGGTTCTCGAGCTCGCGCACTTCGTCGACGCTGAGGAAGCCGGCGTCGAGTGCAATCTTGTGAGCTTCGTAGCGGGTCTTTGTATCTGGGCGGAGGAGTGCGTCGATGTTCATTTTCGCGAACTGTCCTCGCGGTAGGTACTCCGTGAACTTTGATTCGACTCTCTGAATCCATGGGAGGAGGCTCCAGCGCACGAGCTGAAGGTTCTCCTCTGAGACGTTGGAATAGGTGCGGCTTGAGTTCGGTGCGCCGAGATAGTACGCCGGGAGGCCGATCATGTTCGCGATCTCAGTTAGTGAGAACTGACGAGTCTCGAGGAGTTGTGCGTCTTTGGCGTTGTCGGAGAGCTGCTGAAACTTCGTCGACTCGTTGAGGACTGCGGGAGTGCGCTTCGTTCCTCCGTACTGTCGAAGCCATTGAGCCTTCAGTTGATCGGCTTCTTCTTGCGTGAGGTCGGGGTTCGCCGAGTAGATGATGCCGGTCGGCTGTGCTCCGCCGTCGAAGTATCTTTGCGCGTAGGTGTTGACTGCGACCGCTCCGCCGATGGCTTGACGTTGAGCTGAGAGGATTCCGTATCCGACCATTTCTCCGGGCATTGAGAAGCCTTTGATGTGGAGCACTTCGTCGGCTGAGTAGTCGCGGTCTTCGATCCGATAGACGAGACGTCCGTCTTCTTTGCGGACGTGTACCCGGTGGACTGCGACCGGATAGATCGAGTCGGGGTAGCCGTTGAGTCCGGGTTCGCCGAGGATGGCGACGTAGTTTCCGTGAATGATGAGGGACGCGACCATCGCGGAGACTGTTTCGATTCGTGTCTCTGTGGGAACTGGCTTGATGAGGAGGTTCGGTTGAGGGTCGACGTACTCTTCGCCGCGGTAGGCGTGGAATGGGAGTCCTCCGATCGCGTCAGAGATGAGGGTGACGGCTCGCCAGATACCGGGAACGCTGAGTGTCGACGTCTCGTCGACGATGACTCCGGCGTTGATGTCCGGGAACATTCGTCCCATGCGTCCGGCTTCGTCGACGTAGACGTTCGGATAGGTGAAGCCGAAGGACGTTGCGCGTTTCTCACGCCTGAAGAAGTCACGGATCGCCATGAGAGTAAGGAGTCTAGTAGATGGTGGAACGAGCCTTCACGGTTGATTTGCTCTTTGTCGTGGCGTAGTGCCATGCGAGGCAGGCGGCGTAGAGCGGGGAGATGTCGGCGTCCGGCGTGTTTCGTTGGAAGAGCCACTGCTGACCGACTGCTCGACGTGTCGCAGCTGCGACGGCTTTATCGAGGCGGTCGTCGCTCTTGACGTGGATCGTCTTGTCGAGGATGGCGTCGTAGAAGAGGGCGCAGGCTGCGACGACATCCGCGGTTCGGTAGATGTTGATTGGGACTCCGAGCTGCTTGAGCGGGTCAACAAATGAGGAGGCGGGGCCGTAGCCGTCGACGACGACGGAACCTTTCCAGCGTCGGAAGAGCTCGAGGGTGCGTTGCTGAATCCATGCGACGCCTTCTTTGTTTTCGATGAGTTCGATGTTGCCGTTCTGATCGCATACCGCTATCGAGCCTCTCGATCGGTCGAGTGCTACGTCGACGGAGAACGTGAGCGTCCCGGCTGGCGCGATCTTCGGAGAGCATGACGCCGCCCACACTTTCTGAGGGATCATCTGCTCGGAGACGGTGCTCCAGACGTTGAGATAGGAGCGCCTGAACTCGTTGAGTGTCATCGTCGACATCGCATGTTCGACGGCTGACTCTTCGACGGTATGTCCGAGCGCGGGCATGACTCGCCTCCAGACTTGCCGATCGAAGGGGTCGTCGTCGGCGCTGGCACTCCACTCGAAGTAGGCGATTCCTTCGCCCGGGTCGCCTTCAGATGCGGCTCGTCCTTGATCGACTTTACGCTTGAGGTAGAGGGAGCGTTCGGTGCCGGCGGTCGACACGACGAGTATCTGGGCGTCTTTCTTTGTGGCCATCGTAGGGAGGAGTGCTTGCTCTCTGACGTCGTCTTCGTCGGCGAACGCTTCGTCGATGATGGCGAGGTCGAGTGTGCGTCCGTGGCCTGCGGAGATCGAGTTTCGTAGGACTTCTATTCGTGAGCCGTTGCCGAAGATGATCGCCTCGTCGCCGTTCGCCCGATAGACGCGGTCGATGAGTCCGGCGAACGGTGAACGCTCGAGGATAGGGACGAAGTCGTCTAGGAGTTTCTGGCGGGCGTCGTGGCCAGTCTGTGCCGTGTATGCGATGCGCTGCGGAGCACCATAGAAGAGCGCCCGGTGAATCATGATCGCAAGGATGAGCGTCGTCTTCCCGGACTGTCGAGGGACGGTAAGCACGAGCTCCCGATAGGCGGGTCGCCCGTTGAGACGTTCACCGAAGACGTTCGAGACTTCTTCCTGCCATGCCATGAGCGGTAGCCCGAGGCCACGACCGACTAACGCGATGCGATCCCCGAAGGATTCGCGATCACTTCGTCGACGTGTTGCGTAGCGAGGCTTCGAGGTCACGGAGGACATCGTCGAACTCATTCCGGCGCTCCTCTCCCGCCTTGACAAGTAGGGCGACTGTCTCCCGGTACTCCTTCCAGAGACGAGCGTTCTTTGCGTCGTCCGGATCATCTAATCGAGCTGCAATAGTCCGAGCCATCGCCACCGTCGCCGCATCCACTTTGCCGAGCGCGTCCTTCGTATAGAGCCACTCAATGACATCCTCGACCGCTTCCCGATTCGTCCGGATTCGCACCGATTCGACCGGAATCTCCCGAACCTTCCGAGGCTTCGCCGAAGATCGCTTGCCTTTGACTGGATTCGACTTAGACATCCGAAGCCCGGGATTCTGAGCTAGGGGAGAGAAGAACGGGGACTGCGTCGGGGTAGTTTGCGGCTAGTGGGAAAAAACGGTTAGTCATCGTCTGTCTCAGTCTCGCACGTCGGGCGACTGAAACGGTCGCAGATGCAACGCTTCATCGTTTGACCTTGCCGATTCGAGACAGGGCTTCCACGCTCTCTTGACCATAGGCA